CAATATCGTAGATTTGTTTCCAATTATTTACTCTTAGGTACTGAGGTTCATCAAATGGATGTTCATCATAATTTATATTATATGAATGATTGATTAGAATTGATCGCAGGCCAAGTTCGTGCCCCATGATAGCATTCGATACTTTATCCTCTACCCAGTAGAGTCTAGAGTCTTTGTACTCTTCAAGGATTGGTCTCTTTGCCCTACTTGACTCTGTGCATACGAGTCGTTTAATCACATTATGACCAAAGAGATCGTTAAGATTCTTGAGCCGAAGATCGTGAACTCGAGAATGAGTGCCACAGGCGGTGATACAATGGAATACATATCCGTGCTCTTCGTGTAGCTTTCGAATGTACTTAATCGCATCTTTCAGAGGAGGTAGATGGCCTAGGTGGATACTCTCATTAAACATATCGACCATAAAGTCAGCTTGCTGTTTACTGATGCCATAGAGATCTTCAATCTCATATACGTCATCGCGGTGCACCGATTGATCAATCCTGTTATCTCTTTCGACAACGTTTTCAAAACCGTGTCTCTCCATGAAATTGTTGAATTCGTTTTTCCAAACGACCATACAACCATCTACATCCGACAGTATCACATTAGACATTAATCATCAGCCTTTTCATCAAATCGAGAAAATTTCTCAGCGGTCTTTTTTCGACGCTGATCGCGACGTTTCTGAAGTTCACGATCCTTGTCATCAGAATCGTCATTCCAATCATCATCCCACTGCTCGCGGAATTTCTTAAACGACTTTGCCATCTTGTTCCTCTTTTACTCCTTCGATTAATCCTGGGAACGATTGTACTATAACACTTCGAGGCAGACCTGTCAATGGTTTTTGTGCAATCATCTTGCACAAAAGTTCTGCATCACCATTATCAATATCTTCTAAAAGACTGATGAAAAGGTTTTCGCGTTTGACTTGATTAAGAGTATCATAGCCGCCACCCTTCACAAAGATACGAAGACGTCTTGCTTCTTTCAAAAGCATACCTTCAACGCCGATGTAGCTGTTCTTCTTCCAAGGCGGAGGAGTGTTTGGAATAAGGAATTCCACACTCTTATCATAGGTGTTCTTAAGTACTGTTCGAAGTGGAGCAGAATCATTCTTACGAAGCCATTCGATCTTTTCTTGATTCGTCTTTAGTTCTGCCGCTTTATTTACAATTTCCGATAGGGAGAGTAACATTCAAAAGTCCTGTATATCAGTGATTAAATTTTTAAGTTTGTTCTTCATAAAGTAATCAAATAGTTGAGATCTCCCAACTTCTTTATCCACGCTGTAGTCTTCAAGGATTTTCTTTTTATAAGCATCTGGAATCTCAGTCAGATCAATCATTATTTTATTGCGATGATAGTTTCTAACTGTATTTTCATCCATATGATCAGGGCCTTTCAAAAAATTGGCCAGGCGATTCGCAGTCATCATTTTTTGGCGTTCACCAATCGCAAGACAGTTGTCTGGAGATAGAATGTTCGGTACACCGTCGCCGCTGTCGCCTTTAATGATATGTTCCATGAGGTATTTATCGGGATCTGAATTCTGAACCCATTTCTTGCGAACCGGATCGTACTGCTTTACGTTTGCATACTTATGCAATTGGATGTAGTCTTTATCACCCGAAAGGATAAGGAACTGCTCAGCGCCGATGTTTAGTTCTGTTCCATGCTCATGGACGACAGCACCGATGATGTCGTCTGCTTCACAGTGGTCGATATGAATGACCTTATAAGGGAAGTGATCTTTAAGCTCAGAACGAATGGTATTGATCATTCGAAACAGTTCGTTCCAATCGAGCTCAGACTCTTCACGAGACTTTCTGCGGTTTGCTTTGTAGTAAGGTAAGGTTTCTCGACGCCAAGAGTTCTTACCGTCTGCGCAGATAACGATCTCACCGAACTCTTTATGAAACTTTTTTCGGTTTGAACGGATTGAGTTTAGAAACATATGACGAAGAAGATTTTCATCCAAGTCAATGTTGTGGTGATTGCCGATACCGACAAATAGTGATGCTAGGATCACTTGGTTGAAGTCAATGAGTATTGCCATGTTGTATGTGTTTCTCTTATATTTGGATCTTATGAGTCTATACTACTCTAGTAATTCACCAATGTCAATCATTTCTTTGTCGATTTCTTCATTTTCTATAAATTCATCTGCAAAGTCTTGCAGAGGATGATATATGTCGCTTGCCATTAAATGAAGCGAGCGAATTGATTCGAGAAGAAGAATGATGGACGGGTAGTACCTTTCGGTGTCTTGTTCGAACCTGCACCCAGACCTTACCATCTCGATAAGAACAAGGTTCCAAAGACTTTCTGCGACGTCGTTCGAAAAACTCGTTCTGTATTCCGTAAGTTTTTCGGATAACTCTTCGAGTGATTGTGGTGGTGAGTCGAGTTTCATTCGAGGGAATTTTATGATTTCAGCCATTACTTAAACGCCTCAACAAGTTAAGCCAAGAGTTCTTAAAGGTATTTATGCTATTCCGTGGAAGGTTACATGCGTCCGAATTCGTTATCTTATTAATGAAGTTTTCGTCGATACGCTGGGCATCAAGTATGTTCTTTACTGCAGAAAAAGAACGGTTCGCATGCTCGTTTCTATCCTCAGTATATTCATACATTAGAGTAGCGTTAGAAGACGTTTCTGGTAGAGCTGCATAATTAGGATGGATCACCAATACACCAGAACGTATCGCTTCTATCATCGCGATACAAGACGTTTCCTGCCATATTGAAGGGAAAAGGAAGATATGAGATTCCTTCAGAGCTTCGAGAACTTCTTCGTTACTCTTTGATCCATGATATGTAATTCGTGGATGAGCTTTGAGTTTTTCGAACAAGTTTTCATATGGCTTATCACGTTGTTCCCAACCATAAATCTTAAAGGATGAGTATACATCCAGATGAATGTTATCGTATTGTTTGCTGAGAGCATCAAAGATCGGATAGACGAGTTCCAATCCACGATGCGGAGTCGTGTGATAGATGAAACGAATTTGATCGGTTCTCTTTTGATGCGGGTGATACTCCAACTCAATCGCATTGTGTATTACGCTACACTTCGAGTATGGAATCTGATAGATGAGCATGTATTGATCACGCTGCCAATACGAAACGAAAACAAAGTGATCGAACTTTTGCCAACCGCCGTCACGAAGAACAGCATTCTCTGGATCAAAAACTAAATCATGGCAGTAGAAAATGTTTTTCACATCTTTGTGCATCTCACGAGGCCTCGAGAAGTGAACTGCAAAATTCTGTAGAAGTTCCGGCGGAACATTATTAAGCAGCCTCTCTCGCATCATCTCAGTGCCTCCACGAGCATTGCGAGAGAGGTTTGTATCTACAATGTTTCCCTTGTAAATACAGCTCATTATTTGTCTACTGTGCTGAACTCTTTAAGAGAGTCCCAACGGAAAGAACGCCATCCGTTTGCTTCAACATCCCAGACCGCAAGCACAGTGTGGTTTGGAATCTTCTTTTGAATTGCTTCTTCAAGATCTACTTGAGCTGGCAGAAACTCATTTGATAGAGTGCAGTGCATCACTCGAGTCTCACCGTTTGCTTTTGTGAAAACGACCTTGCAGATCGTTTCGTTTAGCTTTTTAATGATATCGTCTTTATCATAATTCATAACTGTTTCCTTAGGTCATAGCAAAGATTTTTTTGGAGCGCTCTTTTGCGGGTCCACCGTTCAGATCGTTCATTCGAACACGAATGAAACGCTTATTCGTCTGTTCTTTGTTTGGATTCTCGATGGTCAGCCATGGGTTCGATCCATTCACCCATGCACGCTGCTTATTGAGCATGTCATCGGCGCCAGTTCTTTCGGCGCGAATGCTATTCAAAAGCTTGGAGTTAACGTTTTTGTTTTCGCCCTTAGAAACATCTTAGTTGGTCATTTCAAGTGTTACGAGGTTAAGATCTTTAAGTATCTTGAAGTTAAGAGTTGTTAGATCGACTTCTGGGTCTAATCTCAATAGAGAGATGAGTCTATCGACGAATATAAGTTCCTTATCATGTTCTGACGCAATTGATAACGATTCGAATAATGTCTCTAAGTCGTATGGATTTTCATAGAAAACCCTAGGTTTTGTTTTCTGTTTTTGCATCACGTTCCTTATCGTAAATATCTTGGAGAACATCATGGAACTCCTCAAGAGAACCATTGTTATGTACACGATAGGTACGGATTGGAAATTTGTGAGAGAGCACGTGTTCGCTATCGATCTCTGTCGTCTCGCGAATAACGTATTCTTTTTCTAATCTTCCATTGAAATATCGGCGTGAGTCTGAAGAGTAGTCGCACCCATTGCGTGTAAGCTGAACCAATAGTATATTTTCAGCTCTAACTCTATTTATTAATGGAACTAATTCCTCTTCGAAGCCGCCGTCTGAGATCGCGTAGTCAACGCCATCTTCGATCTTCGATGCCACTGCGACACCAAATACGTCCTTACCGAAGGCAGGTTTCGTGATCACTTCTGATACATAGATCATAGCTTCTCGTCTCGACATGTCTTCGAGAAGTTCTTCTTTTCTCTCTTTGACGGATCTATCGTTATAGCCATCCATGAACCATTCTTTGTCAACGCCAAAGAAAGAGATGGTCTCTTCGAATAGAACATCCTTAAAACTTAAATGAGTAAATCCGCGGCGAGCGAAATACGCCGCAGATTCATCTTTACCAGATCCAGGAGGACCATTAAAAATTACGATCAAAACCTATGCTCCTCCGTCGATGCTTCTGCAAATGCTTCATCCCACTCCTTGGCAGTGATACCGGAAAGAATGAACTCGCGGTCGGTATCGTTAAGATACGGCATCAGCTCCTGAATGTTGCCTAGGCCAGTTTCCCAAGCAGCCATGTCGTCAGGGTTAACCGGAATGTTGCGAGTACGCTCAACACCAGTCAAAATGCTCTTACGCTTGATCCACATTTTCTTTTTCCTTTATGAAGCCTAGCTTTGCGATATAGTAGGAATCAACAATGTCCGAAACCGGATTCCATTGATTCTTATTTAATATATCCAATTCTACGCGAATGTCAACCATTGTTTCTTCAAAAAAGCTTTCATACATCTTTTCTTTGTTTGCGTTTCCCTTCGTGGTAGCAAACTTTTTGATCTCGGGTGGCGCAAACACTTGAAAAGGAATCTTGTCTTTCCAAAGACGATACTTTAGTTGGCCGGTGTTCTCTGCTATCTGAAAGACTCGGCCGACAGCATTGAAGGCGTATCCTTCAATGAAGCACTTAGTTACGTTGTTTGATGTGAGAGTCTTGAGTGACCACTTTGAGAGGTTATCGTATCGATGCGCGTCGCAAAGATACTCTTGATACATCTCTCCATAGAACTGCCCAGAGACGACGACCGATTTCTCTCGATGTACAAGATAATAGAAACGACAGTTCTTCACGTTCCATTCATCACCCTCGTGAACGCATATAGCGGGGCTCGTCAAACTATAATCAATACCAGCAACTATCATAAAATATCTCCATCTTGTAGAGATATTTATCTTAGACTACTTATGATATGAAGTGTACCAATCAACGAATGAAGCAACACCCTCTTCGATATCTACAGAAGGTTCGTATCCATACTTTACAAGTTTTGATACGTCAGACTGAGTCTCAAGACAATCGCCTGCTTGGTGTTCGATATACTCAATATCAGCTTTCTTTCCAGTCGCCGTTTCGATTGCTTCTACGAAACGTTTAAGAGTGACTTGCTGAGTGTTACCTATGTTAAAGATCTCGTTCGAAGGAATACTGTCGTTTTCCATCACTATCTGAACACCTTTCACGATATCATCAATGTACGTGAAATCGCGCTTCATGTTTCCATAGTTATACAGCTTTATCTTTTCACGATTGAGAATGTTCTTTGTGAAGTCATAGAGAGCCATGTCGGGTCTACCCCAAGGTCCATATACTGTGAAGAAACGAAGACCGATGTTATTCAGGCCAGACATCTTAAACTGGCATTCATTAACAAACTTAGTGTATCCATACGGACTTATCTGATGAAGAACCGGTTCGTCTTCTCTCCATGGAAGTTGTTCGATTCCAGCGCAGACGCTAGAAGTAGATGCATAGACGACTTTTTCTATGTCGTTTTCTTTGCACGCATCAATAACGTTTTGAGTTCCGTCTATGTTTACCTTATGGTAGATACCAGGGTTCTTCATAGAATATCTTACACCAGCCATCGCTGCTAGGTGTACAACAATGTCTGGCTTCGCACTCTTAATAAAGCGAGATAGAGCTTCTTTATGAATGATATCTACTAGGTATACTGGAGGCAAGCGAAAATGCTTAACTCTATCCACCTTAAGTGTAGCTGGATAGTAATCACAATAGTTGTCAATACCAATTATCTCGTAACCGCAATCGCGAAGACGAGCGGATAGTGAAGCTCCGATAAAGCCAGCAGCTCCGGTTACAAGTACTCTTTTCATTCGAAAAACAAACCTTCTTCAAAGTCTTTATGAATTAAACTTTTAGTAGCACCTTCGTAATGAATAAAGCTTGGGGATGTTTCTATCATACCAGACCCATGCCTGACGAGAGGCTTTTCTTTAAAATTCTTTCGGTAGTTGTATTTTCTACCGATATGAAATGGTAAGAGAGTGTATAAGTTTACGATATAGTGAAAGAAATTTTCGTCTGATGGAGTCTTATTCTTCAGGTAAGTTATGTTCTCAGAATGCTTTTCTTCCCAATAAGTCCACCATTTCCCTTTTCTGTATCTCTTAAGTATATATTCTTCGGCGTCAGTTCCTCTGCATGGCCAATGCGCAGAATATATGTTCATCGCACACATTTTGCTTTGGCCGCCATTTAAATTCTTATTGTAGTTATTGTATAATATGACTCCAGAATTTATCTTGCCGATAGAGTAGTTGTCATTGTGAATGTATCTATCTGCTATGTTATCAAAATACCCAACAAGACCTTTGTCTTTGAACTCTTCAAATATGTTGTCTGCGTTTGGATGTATGATCACGTCTGTGTCAACATACAACACCTGATCGTATTCATCTAGATACTGTATTGCTCTATACTTATCAAAGGTCTCAACACCAAACGCCCAAGGTGTGTATTCTTCCTCACTTAGGAACTCAAACTTATAGTCGATACCATATCTCTCACAGTATGCTTTTGCAAAAGTTGTGCTATGTTTCCAGTATTCTCCAACCGAAACTCGATCAAAGCTTTCACCGAAAACATTCTTACTTCTATCTTTAAAGTCGACGTGAAACTGGTACAGTAATCTCTTCAATATCTATCTTCTCATACTCGCTGCATCAACTGCAGCCTGTTTATTGTCTTTACGAATAGGAACCATGTTGGACTTGTGCGTGGTCGCAATGCCGAGGATCTCATTGCCTGTGTACTTAACGCTAGCTTTCTTTGCGCCGTTCGCGGCAACAACATCGCTTGTGACTCGAGGGCCAGTGTTGTAGTCTGGAATCTCGTAACGGTAGTCCTTTGAGTTTCCTTTATAGCCAGCACGAGCAAGAAACCGAGCGTGCTCCGCTTCGGCTTCAATCATACGCTTCGTTTTGGTCTTTGGCTTTCTCTTACGAGTGTTGAGGGAAGTCATCCCTCGAATCAAATGCATAGTCATTATTGGATCTTCTTCAGTTCAATATCCAGCTCTTGGCCGGTCCATACCATCATGTAGTACATGACCTTTTCAAGGTCAACAAGTTTTTCTTCAAGAAATTCGCACGGATCAAAGACGTTTGATATATCGATGCATTCTGCTTCAAAGTCAAAGCTGAGTGCTTCCGATAGAGTTAGATGATAGTCCCTCATAAGAGTAACAAGATGAATCTCATAGTCAGAAGCTTCTGTCTTGGTAGCCATGTCTATCTCCATATGATATTTACTAGAGTATACTGATTCTATCAGAATGTCAACTCAAAAAGCTGACTGGCCGTAATTTCCTAGTGTATCTTCGATCTCTTTTACGAATTCTGAGTATCCTCCGATGTGTCTCTCATCCCACCAGATCTGCGGAACCGTCTTTACTTCTGGATAACGTTCAAACATTTCATCGCGGTTATCTGTAAACCCGGTATTCTTGTATTCGTACTTTAAGTCGTATTGCTCGGCGATCTTTTTTGCTTCTTGGCACCAGTGGCAGTTGTCCTTACCGTATATTGTAATCATTGTGTTCCAATCCTATTAAAAAATATCTAACTTATTTA